AATCTATTTATAGAACATATTTACATATTATATTACAACATTTACCACGAAGACCATTAAAAAATTCAGATCCAGAATGGATGTGGAAATGTCAAGAAGTTTTCAGTTCTTCAGAAATTTAACTTTATAATACTTGTTTAAAAACACGCTCACCACGTTCATTTGTTTCATAAGTTCCAATTAAAACAGGATTACCTTTTAGATAACTTTCTTTATCATAAATATTTAAAACATCTCGTGCCATTCGTCTATATACATAATCAACACCTGCGATTGTTATTGGTTTACCAGTCCATTCATCTGTTTTTTTATTTGTAACGGCAGTAGTATCATTTTGTTGTTTTTCATAATCAGGAACATAAGAAAATTTATCACTTTTAGGATCACCAAAATTAACACAATTACCATTTGAATATATAAAACAATCAAAGGAAGATTCTTTAATAGCGTCTGTTAACTGTTTACTTAAATTAGCCTTTATTTCGGAAATTTCATATAATAATTGATCACTTGTAACAGGAACTTTTGGTTCTGTTTTACTTAAATCTTTTCTTTTTAACTCAATATCAGAATCAATTTGTTTTTTTGTTAATTTCATTAAATAAATAAAAACTTCAACTGTTTGAAGTGCTAATGGCAACTTAGTATGACTACAAATACGTCTTGCTCTTCCGATAACTTGTTCTGTTCTAACTGGATGCCAGTAAGGTTCCATAATATGTACATAACGTGTATTACGTAAATTAATACCTTCAGAACCAGAAGAAGTAATCATAAAAACTTTTATTATTTCACCCATATTGTTATTATGAGCTATTTTTCGTAAATTATTTGAAATGCTTGTATCAATATTATCCCAGTCACCATTGTAAATATCCTTAATTATTTTCTTTTCTTCGTCACTTTCAGTTCCAGTATATAAAGCATATGTAGGTTTTCCTTGATTTTCAGGTGCTATATCTATTTCCCATCCATTAGAAGAATTTTTTTTAATTTTAAAACGAGTAAATCCATTTTTTTCTAAAACTAGACTAAATATTCCTATACCTTCTAGTGTTCTAAACTGACTATAAACTAAATGAAGTCCTAGATATTTAGGATCTTTAATATTTTCAAGAATATGTAAAAATTTGGGACTATAAATTTGTAATGATGCTGGTGTTAAAAAATCATCAGAATTATCCCACATATATTTTAGTGCTGCGTCAATTCTCTCTTTATATGTTATTCCTCCTATTTTATCTAATATTTCATCGCCTTCAATTTCACCTTCTTTGTCATCATCAACATCTTGTGATAAATCATATTTTTGTGCTTCCTTTAAGACACTATTAATATCACTATCTTCTCCTTCTATTTCAGCTAATTCTTCTAATTTATCTAATTTTAATTCGGATGGTATAATTTCGTCTTTCTTTTTTTCTACTGGCTTAAAATTTGATCCTAATGATGGATTAGGAACATTTTTAGGCTTCTTTTTAAAAGTTATATATTCTTCTCCATCTTGAGTAAATTCTTTAACAATTTCACCATATTCTTCAGAATTCATATTTTTAATAAGATCTTTTTTAATAGTAGTATATTCGTAAAAACTTTTATCTGTTTTATCTGGTATAGGTCTTCCTGGCATAGCAAAATTACAATACATACGAGAGAAAATTTTATATGTTGACTGCGTTTCTTTATAAATATCTTGAATTCCTTGTTTAGGTTTATTCTTTTCAGTTTCTCTCTCTTTTCTTCTTGCTTCAGCATAAAAAGAAAACTGCACATCACTCATAAATATATCAACAATATAATAATCAACACCTAATGTTTTTGTAAATTTTGGTAATAAATTTTCTTGAGCACTTCTAAAATAAGAAGATAAACCTATTATTCTTCTTTTTAAAGCATCATAATTTTTTATTTTTCTAGTAACACTATCTATATAATTTCCTTCAAAAGTATCTAATTTATCAGGAAGAGATTTTCTATTATGTATTTTGATTCCAGAAGTGGTAACATCAATTTCATTTTTCTTTAAAATGCTTATTATTCTTCTCTCAAAATCGGCATCATTAATTACTTCAGTATCAAATTCTGTTTCACCGCTTTCATTTTTTTTAGTATTAGATACACCAGTATATCCACTTTCTTTTTTAATTTTATTTTTAAAACCAAAAGGATTTCTTGTAATTGTTAATATTTTACTTGAAGGAGAATAATCTAAATAATCAAGTGATTTTTCACCAAGTAATATTTCATTAAGTGAATCTTTATCTATTTTTTTGCTTGTTTTAACATCAAGAGGAAATTCCCATGTCTTTATATAACCTCTTAAAATATTAAAAAGTATTGAAAATTCATTAGGATAATTAATAATAGGTGTACCTGTTAATAAAACAATTCGTGAATTTTGAGCACTTAATAAGTATTCATATAATTTTCCTGCTAATGTAACAGGACCATGCGATTTTTCACCTCTATTATTTTCAGGAATATCTTTTTCTTTTTTAATCTTATTTACAATTCTACTAATTAAATTATGTGCTTCATCAATAACAACAACATGATTATCAAATAAATTTTTTGTAAATCCATTTGTAAGATTTTCTAGTTGTTTTAATCTTAAACCATTATAATTAATAAATGTATATTTACTTTCAATCATTTTATTAAGTTGTTCATCTAATGAATTTTTATCAACAGAAGATAAATCCGCAAAATTTGATTTTTTACTTACATTTACAAACCATGCGCCTCTTTTCTTTCGAATATAATCTACAGATAAATTTAAAATTACTGACATAGGTTCAAGTGCTTCAGGATACATTTCAAGAGAAATCCATTCCCAGAATTGATTTTTTTTATATATTAAATCACCACATTTTTTTAATTCACTAATATAATTTTCACGTAAAGATTTAGGTGTTAAAATTATAACTCTTTTAGTATTTTTCATACCTTCTGCTATAGCAATACTACTACATGTTTTACCTGATCCTAAACCATGATATAATAATAATCCTCTATATGGTGTATATAAGTTCATATAGTCTCTTACAATTTTTTGATGTGTTAAAAGAGAAACATTTTCAGAATCTTTACCAATAGAATCACAAGAAATTGTTTCATTATTTGATTGAAGTTCACGACGATATGGTTCAAAAATTGAGTTAATGAAATTTACAAATTTTTCACGATTATTCATGTAATAACTAGAAACTTTTATATTAACAGGTGCTATTTTTTTAGGTATTCGTATATTAATTGGTGTATCACCAATATCAACAATTACTTCTGGTCCTAAAATAGCAATACCCTTTTCAACTCTTTTTGTTTTTCTCTCATTTTTATTTGCGGGTAATGTAACAGTCAACTCTTCAGGCTTTTCCTCTAATTTTTCCTCTTGTTCTTCATCTTCTTCAATAACTAATGCTTTTTTAACTGCTACTTTTTTAGCTTTTTTACTTGGAGGTAATTCTTGACTAATAATAGGAGTAATTTTTTCTTCAGGTATTTCTATAGCATTATCAGTTTTTTGTTTAACTAATAAAATATTAGATTTAGATAAACGTTTCATTAAGTTTTCAATATTATAGCCTTTATCACGTTGATCAATAAGTTTGATTTCTTTCTTTTTTTCTTCTTGTTTTTCCTTTCCTTCATTTTCTTCTTTTTCTTCTTTTTCTTCTCCTTCTTCCATAATTTTCACAGTTTCTTTTTGCTTTGTTGGTTCATTTATAAAAACTGAAATTTGTTCTCTATTACTAATATCAGGTTTTACCATTAATTTACTTTTTAATGATGCTAAAGTATTCATTACTATATAATCTTATTATATAAATTTTTATATATTATTCTGTAGAATAATTAAATGTTAAATAATTAAACATTGAATTATTAAAAATAAACTAATCACTATCATTGCTATCTTTTTTTTCAGTTATACAGCTATTATCATTATTAATTAAAATATTATTAGAATTTATATATGTTAATGCTTCATTACATGCGATTTGTTCCGCCTTACGTTTAATTTTATGTTGTCCCTCACCCATAAATAAAAATAGTTTACCATTTTCAGCCATAAAATCTTGTATTGCCTTAAAATTTTTAAATTTAGATATATGTGTTGAATCAGAATGTGTTAATCCATGTATATGTTGTCCTAGACACAAATAAACACCCATTTTATATCCTAAATCTATATCATGCTCTATTTCAACATAATGAGGTGTAACCTTAAATTCCTTTTGAATCTTTACTTGTAAAATATTTTTATAGTTATCATCATTTTGTATGAGTGAAATCCAGTCAACATGTTTTTCAAATATATTCTCAACAAATTTTTGCGCCATTTGAAACCCAGGTCCTGTAACAAATACATTCTCAAACCATTTATCATCATCTTTTACTTTAATTTTATTAAAATCTAAAAATAATGCTCCTAAAAAAGACTCAAATAAACAACCTAATTTCTTTAGATTAGTACGAATTTTCTTTTCCTCGGCATGTTTAGATAATATTAACCATTTATGAAGACCCATTTCAAGAGCAATTTTACCTATTGCCTCATTTTTAACAAGAGCAATTTTTTTTTCTGTCATAAATCCTTCATCTTCTTTAGGAAATCTTCTATAAAGAAGATATTTAGTAATTAGTTCAGTAACTCCATCACCAATAAATTCAAGACGTTCATTTGATTTTGTACTTAAAGGCATACAATCAGGCGGTCTTTCTACAATAGTAATATTTTCTTGAATATTTTTGAAATGTGGGCGTTTTGTATATGATCTATGAACAAAAGCACGTTCATATAAAGCTATATTATTGACAACTGGTGGGATGCCATATTTAGTAAGAATAGATTGAACTTCGCTCAATGTAATCTTTATATTTAAAGGGTTATATGGATTAAAAATAAGCCCTTCGTCTGTTTTAATAATATCATCATCATGAATTAATAATTTATCAGTCATTCTATATTATATTTTATATAATTATATTTAATATGATTTTAAATATATTAAAATAAGTTTTCTTTTTTTGTTTTAGAAAATTAATGTACTTTAGAAATCATTTAAAATTCAAATATTTAGAATAATTTTATTTGTATAATAAAATTTTTAATATTAATGTAGTATATAATATGGGAGTTTTAATGAGCGCCGGAAAAGCAGCACGCAATCAAGCGTCAATAGTTAATAGAACAAATGTCTGTGGAGGACCTAAAAAGGCTGGTGTTACACCACGCATTGGTTGGTTTATGCAGAGTAATCCTAGATTAATTGGAGCGCCTCAAAGTGTTCCTCTTTTCTGTATGATTAACAGAACAATTCAAACCCAAAAATACGGATACAGTGCTACACACGGTGGAAATATTGGTTAAAAATAAAGATTTTTTAATAATTATTAATATATAATATTTATAAAAAATAATTTAATAACTAATTATTAAATTATTAAATAATGAAAATTAAAATTGACAATCGTGAGGAAGATTTAATTAAACATATTAATTACTTAATTTTAAATATTCCTAGTTTTAAAGATATTCAAGTAACTATAGATACTTTGCCATTAGGAGATATTATTATATATGATGATAACTCTGATAAACTAATTATAGAGAGAAAAACAGTAAATGATCTATTATCTAGTATTAAAGATGGACGTTATGAAGAACAATCGTATAGATTAAATGGATTACAACATCACAATCATAATATTATTTATTTAATTGAAGGTGATATAAATAGATTAAACAATCGTTTTAAAGATAATAAAATAGAAAAACTTACTTTGTATTCAGCAATATTATCATTAAATTATTATAAGGGGTTTTCAGTAATAAGAACATTTTCACTAGAAGAAACAGCAATCTTTATATGTAATACAGCTAATAAATTAAAAAAGGGAGAAATTGAAAAAAAGAAACCATATTATGGTAAAAATACTGAAGTTAAAAATGAATCTTGTATTGAATCTTCTAATGATTCTTCATTTAATTTAATAAATACTACAACAAATACTGTAACAAATACTGTAACAAATACTGTAACAAATACTGTAATAGAAGAAAGTGATAAAGATTATGTAAGTGTTGTAAAAAAAGTAAAAAAAGAAAATATAACACCTGATAATATTGGAGAAATAATGCTTTGTCAAATACCAGGTATTAGTTCTGTTACTTCATTAGCAATAATAAATAAATTTAAAACTTTTTCTAATTTAATTACTTGTATTAAAACAGATTCTACTTGTTTAAATGATATTACAACTACAAATAGTAAAGGGCAAATAAGAAAAATTAGTAAAACATGTATATCAAATATATATAAATTTCTGTTATAAAAGAAAAATAAAAGAAAATAAAATATATAAATAAAATATATAATGGAAAAAAGAGATATGTACAATATAGGTTTAATTTTTATTATAGGTTTTTTTGCTTATTTAATATTTAGAAGAATGAATTATCAAGAAGGATTTGAGACTTCTGATAATACTTCAACATCAACAACGAGCTCAACAACGAGCTCAACAACAAGTTCTTCAACAAATGGTATAGCAGGTAATTCAACAAATTATTTAGCTCAAATTAAAGCACAAACAATAAAATATAATGACTCTTTTAATATTACAAATTATAGAACTCAATATGAAAATATAATTTTAAGTATGGATGATTTAATAAATAATTTAATGCTACAAACTGTTTTATCTATAAATCAAGAAAATCCACAACAAAGTTTGATACAGCTTGGTCAGTTAAATAATGCTAAAAGTGGTTTAAATAATGTAATGAAATTTATTGATAGCAAATAAATTAGTAAGACAAAATATATAAATTTTAATTTTTATATATTTTAAATATATTACAACTTTTAAGGTACATAAATGCTAACCTCATTTTCTTTATAATATCCTTGATCAACTAAATTTTGTGTATAATCAATTCCTCCCCAATTAGGATCCATAGGATCATCACTATACAATAAATTTTCTTTCTGTTGATTCATTTTATCAAGTGGTGTAGTTGTTCCGACATAATATGATGTCTGATCATATGCTGGGTAAGAATTAATATTATATGATGGATCATTTTGTGTAGCGTCAACTAATAATGTAGGATTTGGATAAATTGGACCGCTAGGTGGTAATCCTCCTTGTTGCTCTGAAACGCCAGGTCTTGATTTATAAACCTCATTACCTTGAGCATCATATGACTGTTGTAAATATAAAACAGGGCATCTAATACCTTGACTTCTTTGCCAGTCTAAAAATTCAGTATAATCTTCTAAATTATCAAATTCAACTGGATTAACACCAGGTACCTTTGCTACTTTAGAATTATATAAATAAAATTTAGAACCTTTTTGTATTAAAATATTAGGACATCTTAATCCATTATTATTTGTTAAACCTTCATAATAATTAGGATCAGATGTTTTTGCGTAAAAATATATTCCACATAAAAAAACTAATATTATTAAAAAACTTAGTAAAGACATCATTATATATTAATAGTGATAAAATTGTTTAATAAAATAATATTATAACCTTATTTATTTTTTATATTTTATTTTCTATTAATAATTTATAATGGTATTTTTACATATTAATCAAGAAGAAAAAAATCATAAAGAGTTAGATAAATGTATAAAAGATAAGGATAAAAAAATATTTCTTCTTATATTTATGATAGGTTGTGGTCCTTGTGAGGCTACAAAACCTGAATGGTTAAATATTAAATCAAAACTAGATAATGAACTTAATAATGATAATAATATTGTTATTGCCGATTTAGAGCAATCCTTACTAAATGATTTAGAAAATCTTCCAAAACAACCGATGGGATTTCCAACTATGTATTATATTACAGATGGTGGAAATATTTGTGAGGATTTTGATGATGGTAGAGATGTTGATTCTTTTATAAAATGGATTGAATCAAAAACAAAATCAACACAACAAGGTGGAAAAAAGAGTAAGAAGAATAAGAAGAGTAAGAAAAGTAAGAAGAGTAAGAAGAGTAAGAAAAGTAAAAAAAGTAAGAAAAGCAAAAAGAGAAATAATAATACTCGTAAAAGAAGTAGAAAATAATATAAACTGAAAAAACTTAAACATTTTAATTTATATTATTTAATGAGCTCAATTATAAATATAATAGTAGGAACCTTTACAGATTCCTTTAAATTCTATATATTAAATTATTTTAAAACTGGTAATTTTTTTATTGATACAATAACAACAACAATAATAATATCTATTTTTGGCTTTATAGTAAACTATTTTTACGACAATTTTATACCATCCATGTTAAGTATTGAAAATATAAAGCATTTATTTTATAAAAGAAATATAATATTTTTAGAAGGAAAAAAATCATCTTCTCATTCATCATACAATATTGGTCGTCATTATACTTCATCTTCTTATAGTAATAGATTTAAAGCAGTATTAGATTATATAATTAAAAATATTGAAAAAAATGATAATATTTATTCTATTAAAGAAGTACATCATAATGTAGAAAATGATACAAATATTAATCAAAGTACAGATATGTTTATGGTAAATCAATATAAAAAATTTTTTATAGATAAAGATATTTTTTTTGAAATAATAAATGAAATAGAAGATAATAGTTATGATAAAAATGACAAAATAAGTATTAAAACAGATAGGATAACTATTAAAATTTATTCATATGTTCTTTCTTTAAGTAAAGTTAAAGAATATATTGACGACATTACATTAAAATATTTGGCGCAAATTAAAAATTATCGACAAAATAAAAAATTTATTTATACATTAGCTAAAGTTAAGGCAAGTGAAGATGACGACTCTGGAGGATGCTGGAGCGAATCTGTATTTGAAAGTTCTAAAACATTAAACAACTTATTTTTTGACGGTAAACAACATTTAAAGGACAAATTAGATTATTTTAAAAATAATAAAGACTGGTATTATGAAAAAGGAATTACATATTCACTCGGAATAGGATTATTTGGACCACCAGGAACAGGAAAAACATCATTAATAAAGGCAATATCAAATTATTTAAATTGTCATATAGTTATTTTATCTTTAAAGCTGATTAAAACAAAAAAACAATTAAATACATTTTTTTTTGAAAATACATATAATTATAAAAATGAAAAAGACAGCATTACATTTGATAAAAAAATTATTGTAATTGAAGATATTGACTGTATTGGTGATATTGTTTTAGATCGAAGTAAAAAAAATAATGATATTGATAAAAATAATAAAAATGATAAAAATAAATCTGAATCCATTGGTGATGTATTAAAATGTATTATTGATAATAATAATGAAAACACTAATACAATTTTAACAAAAACAATGATGGATGAAGATGAACTTATTACATTAGATGATATTTTAAACGCATGGGATGGAATTATTGAAACACCTGGACGTATTTTAATTATATCTTCAAATCATTATGAGAAGCTAGACCCTGCTTTAGTAAGACCTGGTAGAATTGATATTACATTAGAATTATTAAACGCTAGTCACAAAACAATAAGTGATTTGTATTTCCATTTATTTAATAAAGAAATAGATACTGAAAAGTTAAAGGAAATTACAGAATTTTTCTATTCTCCAGCAGAGCTAATAAATATTTATATTACATACAAAGAAGAAAATGCGTTTATAGAGCGATTATTATTGAATAAGAAAGTTTAATATAATAATATAAACTAAAAATTAATAAAATCTAATATTTTATTTTAATTATAATTAAAATAAAATAAAAAATTTAGTTTCAAAAAAAATTGATTTTTATAAAATGAGATAAATATAAATCAATAATAAATAAATAAATATGGAATACAATTTTAGAATTTTTGATTTCAATATTTTCAATGAGAAAAAAATAAATGATTCAATTGATGAAGATGGTAATATTAATGAAAGTGATGAAGAAGAAAGAAAAACGTATAAAGATAATACTAATTTTATGATTCAAATGTTTGGTGTTGATGAATATGGAAAAACATCCTCTATTATGGTAGAAAATTTTAAACCATTCTTTTATGTTATGGTAAATGATACATGGACTAAAAAACATAAGGATGATTTCTTAGTTCATATTAAACAAAAAGTCGGAAAATATTATGAAAATTCAATTACTGATTGTATAATAATTAAGCGTAAAAAGTTATATGGATTTGATGGTGGTAAAGAGCATAAATTTGTAAAATTTGAGTTTGATAATATTAATGCTTTTAATAAGACAAAAAATATTTGGTATACTGACTACAATAAAGGTCACAATTTAATTAAAGATACAAATGGAAAAATAGGATATATATTTAATAATACATATACAATTCTTTATGAAGCTAATATTCCTCCATTATTACGTTTCTTTCATATTCAAGATATTAGTCCGTCTGGCTGGGTTTCATTACCTAAAAAGAAGACCATAATTGTTTCTCAAAATCTAGAAAAAAAAACGCATTGTGATTTTGAATTTATTATAAATTATAAAGATATTATTCCACTAAATGATAAGGAAACACGTGTTCCTTATAAAATATGTAGTTTTGATATTGAAGCAAGTAGTAGTCATGGTGATTTTCCTGTTCCTATTAAGTCATATAAAAAATTGACAACTAATATAATTGAATATTTTGAAAATTTGTCGACTGAAATAACACCAGAAATTTGTAAAAGTATATTACGAAATATTATTTTAACTGCGTTTGGATATGATCAACCAGATACTAATATTCAACAATCAATAGATATTGTTTATCCTAAAAAGATGCCATCAAGAGCAGAAGTAATAAGACTTTGTGAAAAATGGCTTACAACTGAAGTAAGAAGTATGGCAAAACAATCAGAATTTTCAGATATTACAACAATTGAATCATTATTTGAAAAAATGGAAGAAGATAATGAAGAAGAGTTTAATGATTTTAAAAAATATGTAAAATCTTATAATGATAAAAAAGCTACAATTGCGGATATTATTTGTGATAAAAAATTTGAAAGAGATGGAAAAATAAATGAATTAAACATATCATTAAATTCAACATTTCCACGATTAGAAGGAGATAAATGTACTTTTATCGGTTCTACATTTATGAACTATGGAGAACAAGAACCATATTTTAATCATTGTATTGTATTAAATACTTGTACAAAAATGCCGATTGAAAATAGTGTTGTAGAAAGTTATAATACTGAAAAAGAGGTGTTACTCGCGTGGCAACAATTAATACAACGTGAAAATCCTGATATAATTATTGGATATAATATATTTGGTTTTGATTATGAGTTTATGTTTAGACGTGCTGAAGAAAATAATTGTGTTCAAGAATTTTTAAAATTATCTCGTAATAAAGATGAAATTTGTGCAAATTATGATAAAGAAACAAATAGATATAAAATTGAAGAAAGTAGTATTCAAATAGCAAGTGGGCAACATGATTTAAAATTTATTAAAATAAATGGGAGATTACAAGTTGATTTATATAACTTCTTTCGTCGTGAAGAAAATCTTACATCATATAAATTAGATTATGTTGCTGGTCATTTTATAGGAGATTATATAAAATCATTAGACTATAATGAAACTAATTGTGAAACAATTATAAAAACAACAAATATGACTGGATTACTTGAAGGTAGTTTTATTCATATTGAAGAAATAGGTCATTCCGTTGATTATTATGAAGAAGGAGCAAAATTTAAGGTAACATATGTTAATAAAACAGAAGGTAAATTTATTATTGATAAAATAATAAAACCTGATACATCTAAAAAAGTTCGATGGTGTTTAGCAAAAGATGATGTAACACCGAAAGACATTTTTAGAATGACAAATGGAACAGCAGATGATAGATCTATTATTGCGAAATATTGTATTCAAGATTGTAATCTAGTTCACTATTTATTTAATAAAGCGGATATTCTTACTGGATTTGTAGAAATGGCAAAAATTTGTAGTGTTCCTATAAACTTTCTTGTAATGAGAGGTCAGGGTATTAAATTAACTAGTTATATTGCTAAAAAATGTCGTGAAAAACGTACACTAATGCCTGTTATTGAAAAAGGTAGTTTAGATGATGGATATGAAGGTGCTATTGTATTAGAACCAAAATGTGATTTATATTTAGATAATCCTGTTGCGTGTGTTGATTATGCGTCGCTATATCCAAGTTCAATGATTAGTGAAAATTTATCACATGATAGTAAAGTATGGACAAAAGAATATGATTTAGCTGGTAATTTAATTGAAGAATATGGCGATAAAGATGAAAAAACTGGATTATTTATTTATGATAATTTGCCTGGTTTTGAGTATGTAAATGTAACATATGATACTTATAGATATATTAGAAAAACACCTACATCTGCGGCAGAAAAAGTTAAATCTGGAACAAAGATTTGTCGATTTGCTCAACCAGGAGAATCTGGAGAAGGTAAGGCAATTATGCCTTCAATTTTAGAGGAGTTATTAATGGCACGAAAAACAACTCGTAAATTAATACCATTAGCAAGTGATGAATTTATGAAAAATGTTCTTGATAAAAGACAACTAGGATATAAAGTAACCGCAAATTCACTTTATGGACAGTGTGGAGCAAAAACTAGTACATTTTATGAAAAAGATATTGCTGCGTGTACAACAGCTACTGGTCGTTTACTTTTAACATATGCGAAAAAAATTATTGAAGAATGCTATGGAGATGCTATTTGTAATACAGA